CCAGTACGTAGCGGCCCTGCGGTCGAGCCATTGAGCGGGCATTCCGCATGTGGCCGGACGTGATCGGGCAACCATCGTGGCTGAACGTGGTGTCAGCCTTGGCTATGTCTGTCTTCAGGCGCTCAGCAGCGGCATGCATCTGGACCACCCGGCGGGTGTACCAACTGATAACCACGCGGTCGCCGTACTGCGCTGCCCACTGATCTACTTCCGAATCCCAGTAAGGCGGGTCGGCGTACAGGAGCTTGACGTCATAGCGCTTCATGATCTCGTCGAGTGCTGCGCTGACTTCCAGCCGTGGAACCTGACCCCCGTAGTCGGCCGGATTCCAAATCGTCGGCAGGCGGTTGGGCCCAAACGTTGGGGTGAACTGGAACCCGTCCAGGGTCTCAGCGCGAAAGGCTGTCCAGTCATCCACGTCCGAGCCATCGAACCCGAGGACGATCGGCGTGCGGTCAGCAACCGTGCGGGCGCCATTGGCTCGGGCCTCCCACAGGTTGTGCTCGATCCACGCACCGGCACCGGCGACGATCCGGTTACCGAAGAACCGCTCTGCCTGCGCAGGGTCGGTCTCGGCTAGCTCTGATGCCTCGGCTTCGATCGCGTCTAGGTCGATGTGCGGACAGTCCCCGTACACCGCCTTATGGATCCGGCGTCGCTCCACCTTGTTGCGGTAGCTCAGGTTCGGCGGTGCCTGCGGGAAGTACCGGTAGACATCCTCAGCGCTGCTCTCATGGGTACGCTTCGCGGTCGACTCCTCGGAAGGGTCGTACGCGTTCGTTGTCTCCATCGAGCGGCCGGACATACCAGCGAGACCGCGCCGCATGGTCTCAGCAACCTTGATCATCTTGTTCGTCGCTGTGTACGTGCCTGTCTCGTCCTGAATGGCGAAGGTGATGGGGTTACCTAGTCGGGACTGTGCCGAGGACGTGACGACGTCAATGCGCCCCTCATCGCCGACTCTGACGAACCCCTCACGGACGCTCATCAAAGCACCACAGTGACCGTGCTTGATCATGGCCTTTAGCGGCCGGTAGACGTTCGCTACCTGGTCTTCCGACGTGGCTAGAAGTTGGATCAGCGGAGTGGGTTGGGGAACGGCCATGGGCTCGCTGGGGTCGTACGGGTACTCCCACCCGCAGGGACAGCCATGTTCACTACACCGGTAGATCTCGCCACCCTGGGCGAAGCCATCAAAGACCGTGGGCCCTGCAGCTTCGACCAGAACAACAGCAGCAGCGAACGGCCCCTTACCACTCTTCTGCGACATGATCACCTGGGCACGCCGGTGAACAAAGGCCGTTGACTTCTGCCCAACCTGCGCATCAGCACGCACTGTGTAAAAGTGGCGAAACACCTTGCGCTGCCAGGGCAGGAAGTTGAACCGCTCACCCTGTCGGAACCCATCTGGGATCACGGCATGTTGCTGTACCCAGAAGAACGCAACACCTAGTGGCATGTCCGGGCTAGTCATCGCCCATGGCCCGTAGCTTGTCCGCCAAAGTCAGCACAGGGGCCACCTCAGTAGCGTGGGTGCTGCCTTCATCCTCGGTCGGGGTGATGGTCCACTTGTTGCGCTGCATCCCAGCCACAGACAGGCCCAGGGACTCGGCGAACTGCTTGACTTGGGACCAGGCAGCAACCGGCGCATCCGGGCGTTCAGCCACAGTCAGCAGCCGGACGTAGGACGCAACTTCGAAGTGCTGGTGTAGCTGCTCCCACATGGTCGCCTGCGGGCTCTCCCACAGGGTTGACCACAGCTCAAGCTCACGGGTGTTCGGTGCGTCCAGCGGGAATGCCGGTGCGTCACCCTGGCGACCGTCGGCGGGAAGGGTGACCCATCCATGCGTGTCGGGAGCCTTGGCCTTATGGCTACGGTCTCTGCTCGTCGGCACCGGGCCGGATCGTGCGCGTGCTCCGCCCTTGGGCATGTGTGGTCACCTCCCGTGACTGTCTGTGAGTTCTGAACCGGGCGCGCCTCCGAAAGCCCTCCCCCGCGCTCTTTGTCCCCTAGCGCCGAAGGGGTCCATCCCCACCCCTAAGGGTCGAAACGGACACAATGGACGTCACACGCAGTCGTCAACCACGGTCGTTCCATCCACCAGGTTGATGACGTGCTGTCTCACGTGAGTGATGAGCCTTGGTCATGCTGCGAAGGTTCGACCAGTCATGACCACGTGGACCTAGTGGCCCGAGCCCATCTATGTGGTCGACCTCAGTAGCAGTGGGCTTCAGCGGCATGGGCAGTACCCCACACTCAGTGCACTCGCAGTAGGGGTGGGTACGTAGGTAGGCAAGGCGTGTGGTACGCCACTGCTTGTCATAGCCCTTGCGCTGTGAGGTCTTGCGCATAGCCCCCGCCTTGGCCTTGCACTCAGTGCATCTACCAGCGGGGTACACCAGGACAGGGCAACCAGGTGTGGAGCATATGGAGCGTGCCATGTACGCACCTCCGAAAATTCGTATGTGGTCCGCTGTGAGGGATTCGAACCCCCATGCCCTAAGGCACTGCGTTCTAAGCGCAGCGTGTCTTCCGTTCCACCAACAGCGGTTAAGGGTTACTAGCTTCCCGTCCCATAGGTGACTAGCCAAGGGGTTAGGGCCGGTGTTCACCCAGGGTGCATATCGTCGGCCAGTCACGGCCTATTGTCTGCACCAGTTGACGCAGAGGGATTCGAACCCCCATCGCACGGTTCGTAGCCGTGCACACTATCCGTTGTGCTATGCGTCATTGCAAGCGCCTCATGGGCGCCGCAGGCTAGTTGTCGGTCGTCGCGTAGTACCAGGTGTCATCGCAGTGGATAAGCTCGCCGGTGCTGTACTCGCCGGTACAAGCTCTGTACCAGACACCCACGCCTTCAGCGGCTACGGACGAGTAGTGCTTGTTCCGCGTAGTGCCGGTGCCGTCCGGGTTCCACAGGTTCTCGTAGACCCCTGCGGAAGGGATCTGCACCTGAGCTAGGGCACTGTGACCGTCGCTCTTGGTGTCCTTCACGTAGATGATGTCGCCATAGGCAACGAACCAGGCAGACGAAGCGCCGTCCACGGACGAAGTCGCACCATCACCCGCAAACGCCGGGCCAGTAGCTAGCGCGAGGGCCAGGCCAGTAGCGCCGAGGATCTTTGCAACACGTCTCAAGAGGCTCCCTAGTTCACGAAGTGAGGCCCTGCGTGCTCAACCTGGGGAGAGAGGGCCAGGGAGCGACGCAGGGAGTCTTAGGGGGCGAGTGCCTCGGTCCACCGGGTCTGTGTGCCTACATGTGCGGTACGCCCGCCCCCATACCATGTATCTGTCATGTCGAACGCACATGGGGGTGTGTAGAAGTGTAGAAACGAAGTGTGTTTCTGGAATCCCTTAGAGACTCTTATGTGATTCTTGAAAATAGGTCTAAAACTACATCTCTACATTGAGAGAGTGTTTTGCCTGGTCAGAAAGGGTCTAGCTGATTGGGTGTCAGGCTTCAGGATGTAGGAGCGGCGCTCACCCCGTGCGCTGATACGCCAAAGGTCACGGACCGATATCTCACCGATACCAATCCGTGACCTTGGATGTGACCTACGCCATGTCGCCCAGGTAGTCAGCGAGTGCGTGATCGTCGCCGCCCGACTCCCAATGGATCTCTAGCCGGTCCGCCCGCTGCTTGGGATGCAGGGTCACCATCAGCCCCACATCGTTGAGCAAGCGGGAACGTGCCGCAGGATCCTGCCAGGCGTCCCCCAGCGTCCTCCCAGTGGGCTCTAGCACCTCTCGGACGTCCGGATCGTGTGCGGCCTTCAGAGCGGCGTATGCGGCTTCCAACTCGGCCGCTTTTTCGTGCAGCGTGGAGATCATGAGAGGCCCGGCGGTAGCAAAACCAGCGGCGATGCGCGCGGCTTGCTCCTGGGCTTCAATCATCTCCGCTGATAGGTCGTTGCCACCTTCGAGCCGGACCACGTACTCAGCGAAGCCACCCCAGCGACGCAGGAAGGCTTCCGTCACCCGCTGATCGAGTGTCTCGGCATAGATGGTCACGTGACCCGCCTTGCACTTGTACAGGCGCACACCTGCGCCGCTACCCCCTCCATTGAGCGGCCCTGAGCACTTGTAACACCAGGCCATGCCGGAGCAGAGATTCGCCGCATGCCGTGGGGCGCGATCCTGGCCCGTCGCAAGAGCCTTCATGCGGTCGCGCACTGCCTTGTGCTCAGCGGCATTGATGATGGGGTCGGCGAACTGTATGGGCGTGATTCCGTCCGCACCAAGCACTAGCTTGCCGTTGTGCTCGCGCTGACCCCGGAGCATGGGGGATTTCAGCAGCTTGCGCCAACGAGGCTCTGAGAGGCCCACCAGGCGCGCCGTTGAGGCCACTGTGGCGTTCCCACCGGGGGCCACGAGGACAGCGACAGCGTCACGTACCCGCTGTGCTTGCTCGGGATCTTGAGTGAGGTATGCGGCGCCGTCCCTGCGCTCGATCTGGTAGCCGAACGGGGCTCGGCCGCTGGACCAACGACCCTGGGCCCGGCGGGTGGCGTGTCCCTCGGTGATGCGGGCAACGATCATTTCTCGTTCCCACGCTGCGAGGGTGGCCAGGATCGTGGCGACCATGCGCCCATGGGACGTGCCGGTGTTCAGTTGCCCGTCCGTGGTGGCGAGCAAGACCCCGTGTGCCTCGGCCCATGCGACTAGCCGGAGGAACTCGGAGACGCTGCGGGCGTACCGGTCTTGCTTCCAGGCAACGACGATGGTCGGCTCACTGCGCATGAGCGCTGACATTGCCTTGCGCTGTTCCAGGGGCTTGGCGCCGCTTACGTTCGTGTCGGTGTGCTCGACGATGAGTGCAGGGTCGTACCCGTTCCCGATGCACCAGCGGATGACGGCCTGTCGCTGAGTCTCGATACTGGACGATCCATCGTTCTCGCGGCTCAGGCGGTAGTAGGCATGTACGGCCACGCCGGGGTGCTCAATTTGGCTCATGTACTCAAGGCTACCCGCATTCGCCCGAATGCAACCACCCTTGAGGACATGGACTCTCAGCGGTTGTAGTACGCCGCATCAAACGGGGATGGCTCCGGCCGCAGTGCCCGCCAGCCTTCCGGCGCGGGGACCAGGTCTTTCCCCCATGCAACCCGGCACTTGTACAGCCATGCCTCGGCCCCTTCGCGAATCTTCCACTCCAGTGGCAGGAGGTTGCCCTCTCCGTCCGGCAGGGTGCAGTAGCCGTACAGGTGGCGGTCGAGAATCCCCCACATGCGCTGATCCGGCGTGGTCGTCACTACGTATCGCTGCGTGATTCCTGTCATGGGAGCAGCGTAACGAGCAGTCCATCGCTGTGACCAGACCATGAAGAACCCTCGCCAACTGCCTTGATTCCCTCGGTCACTAGACGATGCCTCAGCGGCCCCCAGACGTTCGTGAGCACCTGCGCTAGCACGTCCTGACCCTGGGGCTCAAAGGCGGCCCACAACGCCCCTGTGAGCGCCTGCACGGC